GCTCTCTGGAACTGGCAAGCAATGCAGATGCACAGCTCGCAGAAAACCGCACTTATTCAGAGCGGGAAGTTGCAAAGATTTTCCGCGTTCCGCTTTATATGCTTGGCAAAGATGATTCAAAGTTTACAAATCAGGAACAGGCAAATACTTTCTTCCTGCATCATACTTTAAGCCCGTGGGTTGTCCGCCTTCAGCAGTATCTCGACCGGCTTTTAGTTTATCCGTTCCAGAATGACCACTATGTAGAGTTTGATACAGATACAATGCTCAGAGCTGATTATAAAAGCCGTATGGAAATGTATACAAAAGGACTTACAAACGGCGTTTATACACCGAATCAGATTTTTGAGCGTGAAAACCTTCCGAAAACAAGCGAAGCATGGGGCGACCAGCATTTTATGCCGGTTAACCTTTCAACAGTCGATAAGATTGCAGCGCAGAATCCTTCTGATGCTGGTAAAAACACAACTGACCCTATTAAGGAGGAATAATCAAAATGGATGTTGAAAAACTGATAAAGAGGATTACAGACGGCCAGCAGTACAGAAACATGGAGCTGCGTGCCGTTCAGAATGACAAAGAAAAACCGGAATACCGTGTTTCCGGCTATTCTACAATGTTTAATCAGCCTTTTGTGCTCTACCGCGAAAAATGGGGTGGCACAGAATACGAAATCCGCGAACAGGTAGATTCTCATGCATTCGACGAGTGCGACATGTCGGATGTTATTTTTAATCTGAACCATGAGGGCCGTGTTTTTGCCCGACAGACAAACGGAACCCTTAAACTGACTATTGAACAGAAAGGTTTGCATGTTGATGCTTACCTGGGCGGAACAGAAGAAGGCCGCAAGATTCATGAAGAAATCGAAGGCGGCTACCTTACAAAAATGTCTTATCGTTTTGTTGTTGAGGATGACAAGACAGAAGAGTTTACAGAGGGCGAAAAGCGCGTAATTTTACGCACTATAACCAAGATAAGAAAGCTGTATGATGTTTCGGTTGTCTCTATTCCTGCAGATGACCACACTTCAATTTCAGCGCGAAGCTACTCAGACGGATTGATCGAGAAGCTTCAGGCGGAGCGACTGGAAGCTGAAAAGAAGGCAGAAGAAGAACGTCAGGCAGTTTTGAAAGCCGAAGCAAGAAAGCGCGAGCTTGAACTGCTCGGAAATTCTTAATTAAAGGAGAAAAGCTTTATGGATAAGAAAGCACGCCGCGCACAGCTTATCGCTGAAATGCGCGAAATGAATGAAAAGCTTCTTACAGAAAAAAGAGACTTCACAGACGAAGAAAAGAAGCTTTATGACGAAAAAGACAAGGAAATGAGAGAACTTTCTGCCCAGATTATGGCAGAAGAGCGTCAGGCTGCTCTTGCCGGATTCTCAACAGAGCTTCCAAAACCTACAGAAGAAGGCCGCAGTGCTCCTGCAGATGATGGAAAAGAAGAATTCCGCAAGTTCCTTATGGGTGAAAAGCGCGACCTTAATGTCGGAACATCCGGCTCTCAGGGTAACGGTTATTCTCTTGCCCCACAGGAATTCTCTGATGAAGTAATTGCTGCTATCGAAAAAGATACACAGCTTTACAAAATGGTTGATAAGGTTCCAGTTTCTGGTGCAGGTTCTCTTGGTTTGCCTTATGAATCTACAGATGCATCTGATGCTTCATGGTCAAATGAAGTTCCAGATGATGAAATCTCTGGTGATTCTTCATGGGCATTCGGTAAGCGCGAGCTTGCTCCAACTGACCTTGTAAAACTTGTAAAAGTTTCAAAGAAGATGCTTGCAACTTCTGCGGTTCCTATCGACCAGCTTGTAAGAGAAAAGCTTGCTTACAAGTTTATGTCGGCTTTTGAAAAGGGTATTCTTGTTGGTACAGGTTCAAGCCAGCCTCTCGGTGTATTTACTGCATCGTCAAACGGTGTTTCAACTGCCCGCGATGTAACATCAGACCGCTCAGCTTATACAAAAGCAAGCGGAATGCCATGCTGTGCTGATGATCTTATCAAGATGAAGATGAATCTCCGCCCAGGTTACCGCAAGAATGCTGTATGGGTAATGCATACAGATATTCTTAAGTCTATCATGCTCCTTAAGGACAATGACGGACAGTATATGTGGCGCCCAGGTTTGCGCGACGGTGAACCAGATACAATTCTCGGTATGCCGGTAATTGAAAGCGAGTTCGCTCCTAACACAGTAGGAACAAACCTCTATGTAATTGTTCTTGGTGATTTCAAGAATTATTACAAGTTTGCTTACTGGAAGAGCGTAGAAATCCAGCTGCTTGTTGAAAAGTTTGCAGGAAAGAATCAGATCGGATATCTCGGTCATACTCTTGCAGATGGTATGCCAACACTCGGTGAAGCATTTACTCGCCTTAAGGTTGGTAATACAACTTCAACTGGAACAGTTGCTGCGACCTAATGAAAATCATAAGCTTTGCCGCTTTTGATATAAAACATACACCGCCATTGCTGTAATGTTTAGCCCCTGCCCTCACCGGCGGGGGTTTTTGATTTATCTGACTATCTTAATATGAAGAAGCTAATTATTTGCGGTAAGGCAAACATGGAAAAGCCTGTTGCCGAAATCCGCACAAAGAACAGTGAATTGTGGATGCTGGGAACAGACCCTCGCAAAGGGGCTGACAGGTATTTTGAATTACACGGAATAAAGGTTGAGCATGAAAATACAACCTATGAGCTTCCTGATTCCGTGTATGAAATGGGCTTGCCGATTAACAATTCAATCAGCGCCCTTCTGGTTTATGCCTGGATATCCGGCTATAAAGAGGTATCTATTGTAGGCGCTCCAATGGATTCAAAAGATGAATACATTCATGAACGCCCTGCCCTTGCTTTTGTTGTTGGCTATATTGCCGCCCAGGGACTGAAGCTCGAATGGGATGGTATGGTAGAAAACAACAATTACGGATTAAGAAGAAAGCCTGCAGCTGTAAAAGCTGAGGAAAAAGAAGATGTGGAGGAAAAAGAAGATGGCGAAGAATAATACAACTGCAAAGACCGTCGAAACAGCAGATATTGAAGCTGTAAAGAAAACAGCTGAAGCAGTAGAAAAGAAGGCTCCGGTTGTTCCGGCTGGTGAATACTGCAAAATGACAAAGGTCCGCTTCAAGGGCTTAATCTGTGGAGTTTATGGAACTTTCGATGCCGGCGATGTAGGTGAAATTCCGCTTGCAGATGCAAAGTTTCTTGCCGGGCTCGGTAAATGTGAACTTATTGAGGAATAAAGCCTATGACATTCATAACAAGTGCCATGCTGCAGGCATTTATGGATAAGCATGTAGATAATGACGATACAAAACCGGCAGGTTACTGCAACGCTGCAATGGAAATGGTTCGTGATTATCTGGGATATGATCCGGAGCAGCAGAACTATACACAGACTATAAAAGGTGATAACGGCGCACTGGCAGCGCTTTGCGCAATGCCAGTAAATGCAATTACGGGGCTTACTATAGACGGAGTCGTGCATTCAGCAAGCGAAGTGGAAGTTGAAAACGGAAACTACATCTGCTTTGTTGATAATTCTGTATTCCAGAAGGGCTCCCGCTATGTAATTACTTTTACCGCCGGATTTGCAACAGTGCCGGAAATCATTAAAACAACGGCGCTTCAGATAGCTTCCCTTTTATGGGAAAGTGCGGGCGGAAATCTTGCAGTAAGCTCTACAAGCTTTGCTGATACAGGTTCCCGTGTATTCAATAATTTTACAGCAGACCGCTTTCTTAAACAGATTGCGCAGTATAAGCGGATTTTTTAGGAGGCCGGTATGGAAGAAGAAGAAAAAGTCACAAGGCAGAGAGTTGCAGCTATGGAGAGCGACATCAAAGAAATCAAAGAGGATGTTAAGTGCATGCCGGATAAGATTGTTACCAGAATCAATGAAAGCGTGGATATGAAAATAAAACTTGCTATCAGCGAGACTGAAAAAAAGTATCAGGCAAAGCTTATCGGGTTACTGCTTGCAATCATTGGCGAAGGTGTCGGCTTGATTATTTCTTTCTTCAAATAAGGGAGTTTGTATAAATGAAAAATCCGCAGACTATTTGTTTAGATTTTTATTCCAAAGTTTCGCCGGAAAGACTTAACACCATAGGAAAATATGGCTGCTGTGCTTTTGTTTTGCTCTGGTGTCTTGGCATTGAGCCTGACGATATGGAAGCCATTGAGCTTGTAAATGACATGATTAATGCAAAGGTCATTGAATCGGATTGTACGGTTCACTGGACCGAGGCTGTAAAGTTCCTTACCGGGCGAAGTGTTTCTGTTGAGT